GATGAGGCTGCCTTCATTAACAATGTAGAAGAGATTTGGACTTCGGCACAATCTACACTTTCTACTGGTGGGGGTGCAATCGTATTATCTACTCCAAATGGTGTTGGTAATTGGTTTCATAAGATTTGGGTTCAAGCAACTCAAGGTGACCAATGGTATCCAACTGAACTTCATTGGACAGTTCACCCAGAGAGAGACCAAAAGTGGAGAGATGAACAAAGTAAATTATTAGGTGAAAAGGGTGCTGCTCAAGAGTGTGATTGTGACTTTATTTCATCTGGTCATACGGTAGTTGAGGGTGCTACATTACAATGGTATGAGGAAACCTATGTCAAAGACCCGTTGGAAAAACGAGGTTTCGATGGTAACTATTGGTTATGGGATTATCCAAATTACTCTCGTGATTATGTTGTCGTAGCCGATGTCGCGAGAGGTGACTCATCGGATTATTCAGCGTTCCACGTTTTTGATGTAGAGACTGTTGAACAAGTTGCAGAATACAAAGGTAAGATTGATACCAAACAATATGGTGCAATGTTAACCTCAATAGCATCAGAATGGAACAATGCAATGTTGGTGATTGAAAACGCAAACATTGGTTGGGCAGTAATCCAAGAAGTAATCGATAGAAACTACCCAAACCTTTATTACTCGTATAGAGACTTGGGTTATGTTGATGAAGACATCCACCTTAGAAAAGGATTTGACTTGAAACGAAAAGAGGACATGGTTCCTGGATTTTCAATGACAAGTAGAACACGACCTTTGGTGATTTCTAAACTTGATATGTATATGAGAGAACGAACTCCTATAATCCATTCTAAGAGACTTATAGATGAATTGTTTGTATTTATATGGAATGGTAGTAGAGCAGAAGCACAACGGGGTTACAATGATGACTTGGTAATGTCATTCTCAACTGGGTTATGGGTTCGTGATACTGCACTTAAATTAAGACAACAAGGTATGGACTTAAGTAGAAGTGCATTGAGTCATATTGGTAAAACGAGCACGGGTGTATATTCAAATAGAAGTCTTGGTCAAGACCCTTGGAAACAAAAAGACCAATATGGAAATGACAATGATTTAACTTGGTTACTTTAAATTTGGTAGTTAAGTTTATTTTTTGTATATTTATAACTTGTAAGAGTATATACTTTTAGTTAGAGATAGAATTATGGCAAATAAATCACTATTTAGTAGATTAAATAAATTATTCAATACACAGGTTGTTGTCCGAAGAATCGGAAAGGGTAACACCCAAGCGATTGATACACAGAGATTACAATCTCAAGGAAACCTTCGTGGTTCATCTTACTATGATAGATTTGGTAGATTACACACTACTCGTAGAAATTGGGAAACATATAATAACCAATTCAACTATCATTCAAACAAATTAGAATTATATACTGATTATGAAGCAATGGATAAAGATTCCATCATCTCTTCAGTTTTGGATATATACTCTGATGAGTGTACACTAAAAAACGATGTGGGTGATGTTCTTCGTATTAAAACTCAAGATGAGAATATGAAGAAAATCCTTCATAACTTATTTTATGATGTTCTAAACATTGAGTTCAACCTATGGGCATGGGTTCGTGGTATGAACAAGTATGGTGATTATTTCCTACACTTGGACATCGAAGAGGGTATTGGTATTGTGAATGTATCACCAATGTCTGCTTACGAAGTAGAAAGAGAAGAAGGATTTAACCCCGAAAACCCATATGAAGTAAGATTTAAGTTAGGTTCTATGGGTGCCGCACACGGAGCAAGTGTAAATAAGAATTCAGAGTATTATCAATTCTATCAAATTGCACACTTCCGTTTGATGGCAGATACAAACTTCTTACCTTATGGTCGTTCATTATTAGAAGGTGCAAGAAAGACTTGGAAACAATTGACTCTTATGGAAGATGCAATGATGATTCATAGAATTATGAGAGCACCCGAGAGAAGAATCTTCAAGATTGATGTGGGTAATATTCCACCGAGTGAAGTTGACAACCACATGAGAAGTATCATCGACCAAATGAAAAAGGTCCCTTACCTCGACCAAAATACTGGTGATTACAACCTCAAGTTCAACTTGATGAATATGTTGGATGACTACTACCTACCAGTTCGTGGTGGCCAAAGTGGTACTGAGATTGATTCATTGAGTGGTATGGAGTTCGGTGGTATTGATGATATCGAATACTTAAGAAATAGAATGATGGCAGCACTTAAAGTGCCGAAAGCATTCGTTGGATATGATGAGGCAGTTGAAGGTAAAGCAACACTTGCTCAAGAAGATATCAGATTTGCAAGGTCAGTTGAGAGAATCCAAAAGATTGTTCTTTCAGAATTGACTAAGATTGCAATCATCCACTTATACTCACAAGGATACGAAAACGAAGACCTTGTAAACTTTGAGTTGGAGTTGACTAACCCATCTATCATCTACGAACAAGAAAAAGCAAACCTTTGGTCTGAAAAAGTTAGATTGGTTTCTGATATGAAAGACCTCAAGATGGTATCTCAAGAGTGGATGTATAAGAACATTATGAATATGTCAGATGATGAGTGGAAGTTGGAACAAGCTAAAGTCATCACCGACTTGAAACTTGGATTTAGACACGGACAAATCGAAGATGAGGGTAACGACCCTGTTAAGACTGGTCAATCATTCGGCACACCACACGATATTGCATCGATGCAACAAAAGTCTGATGACCAAGGTGGTTCACCCGAGGGTGGATTTGATGGTGCAGGTAGACCACCTGAAGCAGGTAATTACAAAACTGATGATAATCCGTTTGGTAGAGACCCACTTGGTCAGAAAACTGACATCAAACCTGCATCTACATATCATAAATATAAAAACTCACCACTTGCTTACGAGCAAGCGGAGGCTTTGAGAACATCTTTAAAATCGGTGAAACGTAAATCACCAGAAATTCTGAAAGAGTCGTTATCGGAAGAAGTGAAGAAAGAATCGGGACTCTTAGATGAAAGAAATCTTATTGATGATACGATTTGATGAGTTTTTACATATTTATAAATTGGAATGGTAATATATAAAGGTTTAAGATGAGTAAACTTAAACATAGTAAGTTCAAAAATACAGGTATCTTATTTGAGTTACTTGTAAAGCAAATCGCTTCTGATACTTTAGCGGACAAAGAATCTCTTGCGCTCGAGATTATCAAAAAGCATTTCAAAAAAGGAACTGAATTGAACAAAGAATTAAAGTTGTATCAGTCATTGACTAAAGAAAACTTTGATTCAGCATACAAAGCACAAGAATTTGTTAATATTATTCTTAGTGAGAGAAGTAATTTAAACGAGGGTATTCTTCGTAGACAAAAGTATAACTTGATTAAATCAATCAAAGAATCTTTTGTGATGGAAGACTTTTTTAAGTATCGTGTAAGTAACTATCGTGAGATGGCATCGGTATATAAACTCTTTGAACATAAACAATCTACATCTCCAAAAGAATATGTGGTTTGTAAAAATAATATTCTTGAGACAATCACAAAAGAAAATGTTGAGATTGTAACTGAGTCAGTTGATAATCAATATAAATCACAACCAAAAGAAGTTCGTATGTTAGCATACAAGTTTTTGGTAGATTCGTTTAACTCAAAATACACAACACTTTCAGAAGAACAAAAGAAAATTTTAAGAAAATACATCAACAATGTAGATAACTCTGCAAAGTTGAGAAACTTTGTTCTTAATGAAGTAAGCAAAGTGAAGAAGTCTTTAAAAGAAGTAAAGGTATCAGACAAAGTTGCTAAAATCAAATTAAATGAAACCATCAACTTGATTGATAACATCGCTGATTCAAAAGTAATTAATGAAAACCAAATTCTTTCACTTTTAAGATATCACGAACTTTTACAAGAATTGAGGAGAGTATCTAATGTCTAAATTTTTATTAGAACAACTTGATGAAAAGTTTGAAGAGATGGAATCTAAAGAAACTCTTCAAGATGATGAGGAAATTGATGAGGCCAATGTAACTGGTAATTTGGATGGGGGTGCAGGTCCACCTAAGACTCCTAATGCATTTGCAAAGAGTCAAGATGAAGATGACTTGGACACGGACCACATTGAGGTAATGGGTTATAAGAAGGCAAAAAAATCTAAACTGAATACGGAGTCAAGAGCAATGAAAGAATTGGAAGACAAACTCGAACAACTTATTGAGGCAACTTACAAGGACTACAAAAACGATGACTCAATGAAAGCACATCAAAAAGTAAATAAATCTATCAAAGAGATTAATAGAATGATGTGGGAAGTTGAAAAGATTGTAAATCAAAATACCAAACTAAAAACTGAAATGGGTGTCCATAATGGTCAGTATTGGAAATCTACACAAAAAAGATTCGGAAAAATTTCTGAAAGAATGTTAAAGGTTGCAAGACAATTAAAAGAATTGAGTGCATAATATGTCGTGTGGATGTGGTAAAAATAGAATCAATGAAGAACTTGAAATCGATGACCTCGAACAAGTAAGATTGTTAATTCGTAGAGAGTTGGCAAGAATCTTCTTTGATTTATATCGTAAGAAAAAAGTGTGGGAAAATTAAGATGAAACAACTTCTCGTAGATACAATGATATTCGAAGTAACACCTACAATGTTACAAGAAGCAAAAGAACAACATGGTCGTTTTTTAGTCAATGGTGTGTTGCAAAGAGCAAATGCTAAAAACCAAAATGGTCGTGTATATCCAAGAGAAATATTGGAAAGAGAAGTTGCTAAATACAAAGGTCGGGAAATCAAAGAAAATCGTGCATATGGTGAACTTGACCATCCCGAGTCTTCAGTTGTTGAATTAAAAAATACATCACACATTGTAAGAGATGTGACTTGGAAGGGTGATGATGTTGTAGGTACAGTCGAAATCCTAAACACACCATCGGGTAAAATTTTACAAGAACTTGTAAAAGCAGGTTGCACGGTTGGTATCTCATCACGAGGTATGGGTTCAGTAAAACAAATTGGTGAAGATACCGTTGCAGTTGAAAATGACTTTGATTTAATTTGTTGGGACTTTGTTTCTAACCCATCAACTCATGGGGCATTCTTATCACCGACAAACGAAGGTGTGATTAACGAGTCTATTACTAATAAAACAAATACTTATAAATACAATAAAGCAAATAACCTTATGAGAGAAATCATTTGTGAAGTTGGTGGTTATTGTGAATGTGATTTTGGAGTAGAATAATGAAAAAATTAAAAGATATCCTAAATGAGTCTCAACATCTTTCTTACAAAAGAATGAATGTTGGTGAGGAAGAAGAGAAGGGAATGACCAAAGAGGAAAAAAGAGAATTCCTCAAAGCCGTTTCTGAATACAAGAAATTCGGTGAGTCAATCTATCGTTCAGGTAACTTGGCAGAAGTATATGAGTCAGTTAAAGGCATCGTAGAGACTGCACATAAAGTAACACTTGAAGAAACTGGTGATTGGTTTGATAAAGTGACTGTGAGTAGACATATGAAGTCTATGAATGAGTCATTCAAGGTATTTGAAAAAACAATTTCAGAAGTAAACACTCTACAACAAAGACTCGAGTCTGCATATGATGAGATGGGTGAAGTTCTTGGTAAATACTACGAAATCAAAGAAGGTAACGAGTTTGGTGCTGCAAGAGCAAAAGCAATTGCTAAGGGTGCAGATGAGTTTGAAGTAGATGGTAAGAAATTCCCAGTCAAAGATGTTGATAAGGAAGACAAAGAAAATGCTAAGAAGTTTGCTAAAGAATCAGTAAATGAAGAGTATGTTAAGAGTATGGGTTACAAGGCTGTAACTGATAAAATTGATAGTTTAACAAAATCATTAGACCCAAATGGTATCCTATGTAAAAATATCTCTAAAAAAGCTGATAATGTAAAATCAGAGTTTAAGCAGATGAAAAAGCATATTGACTCGATAGAGCAAATTTGGGGTGAAGTTGATTATGTAATCGCAATGTCAAGTCGTACTGATGAATCACTAAACGAAAGAAGAGTATCTGCTAAAAAATTACTACAATCGGTAGTTAAAGGTGAAACCGATAGAGTGGAAGGCATCAAAATGTCAAAAGAAATGGCACAATCCTTTTTAGATTGGCAGAGATTATCACCATTTGGTAAGAAATATGGTG